TCTCCTTCTGGTTCTATCCAACCATACCCCCAATACATGTTGGGGCAATCTTTGTTTGAGTTTCTCAACTCAATCGCATCCTTTGGAAGTTCGACACGATAGAGTTGTCTAACATCAAGAAACTCAAGAATGCTGACTGTATGCGGTTTGTAATAAAGAACCTCTCCATCGTCAAACTCGCAATACATCATTGAAATATAATCTTTAGGCAACATTACGCAACCTCCTGCATCATCTGAACTGCCAAGTTATACTCAGCATCGTTATCACAAGTGTCGATCAACTCGACACGACCATCATAGTCCATGCTAGTTTCATACGGAATGTATGCTTCCTCACCTTCACGACCAAACTCAGCACCGTCTTTCTCAACGATGATGGTGTAACCGTCAAAATAGTATTGACCGCTTGGAGTATGAATTGCACCCCTCGCAATCACTTTACCTTCGATGTAAGCACCCTTAGAACCACGGAAGTCATAACCACGAATAACCATACCAACTTCTGCAAGATTTTCATATTTCAACATAAGTATTACCTCTCTCAATCAACACACTCAGTATAGCAAACTGGACACAAATGTATAATGGTATTTTTCAATCAATATCTTAAAGACCATTAGTTACAGCAATCGTTTCAAACTTACGACGAGTCTTGCTAAACGTCAAAGGTTTCTCGTAGATTACGAAAGCATCTGGGTTGCCTTCTGGATAGTATGCAACGAGTTTGCCTGTCTTCTTATTGACGTAGTACATGTTTTCAGGATAACGGAAACCATCAACGGTTCCAGTAACTTCTTTCAATTGCTCAATCATAACTCACCCTTTGCAAAAAGATAAACGACAGCGGCAATAGTGAATGTCGCAACCAAGACTACATCGTAGTAGTTCTGTGTGTATTCCATAAAAAAACCTCTCCAATCAATATGTACATAATACCATACTGGTTAGAGAGGTCAAGGGGTTTTTGGTCTAATAGACTAAAGTCTAAGGTAAACTTCGATACTGTTCCTCTAGCATTTCGGCCGCACGACCTCTCCACATATCTCCATGCATCTCTGCTATAATGTCGTCAATTTCATCAAGAGATTTGCTAGATTCCAGTAATGTAACGATATCCTCGTCAACATCAATCGCTTTGTTTCCCATCATGCTCATAGTACATTCTCCTTTGGTCCTGATTTAATATTACCATGACTATCTGTGTGAATCAATCCTTCACGTTCAAGTTGTTCCAAGGTGAGTATAGTTGCGGTTGTAACTCCTTCTTTAAGTCCGGAGCTATAAGAAAAGTAAACTGAGGCAACGACTGTGCCTAGAAAAATAATTGCCCATTCAAATGGCATAAGAGTTCCTCTTTCGAGTTTTAACTATTTAGTTTTTTAATGAACGTGTGCGTCCCCATGTAATATACATTATCACAATCTAGATCTTTTTTCAAGGTATCTTCTGGAAAAACAAAAACAAACTGTGTATCTGAATTTTGATTTGCATACCATTCCAAATATTTTGCTCGATAGAAATTATCGTTTTGGTTTGCATGAGTTTCTGGTCCATAGTTTTCAGTGTTTTTATAGACGTTATCTGTTGACACTTCACCGTTCAATAAAAAATCAAATCCCAGACAATATAATACATTGCAATCCTTTTTAATTGCCTCCATCATTGCATTCATACCCGCGTTTGACCGACGAGTCATTGGACTATACTCTGGGGATTCGAACTGTTCATGTAATGGGGGAACAATTACCTGCCCATTACCAAACAGTCCTTCAGAGTTTCTGATCTCATTAATCATACCTTGATCTATAGATACAAGATAATCCCACTTATCAAAGTCACGGTACAGAGCATTGCACCCAAAAATTGTACCTTTGCCAACTAAATTATCTAGATCAATTAACTTTCGTGTAACACCATTACCGACGATAATTCCGACTTTGTTCACTGATTTCATTTTCTAATTCATCCCAATCTTCATTTTCAATTTGATCCATTAAATGTTTTTTGTAATTATGTCTAGATTCTTTTTTTAAAGGTCTCTTGCGAACATCATCTTCTTGTATGTACTCACGAAAAGACTTTTTGATTTTACCCATATAAGACTCTTATTACCCTTTCACCAGTTTTTAGCAATGCCGGGAAATGCTTCCGCAACTAATTTTTGTGTCAGTCCTTTATAAGGAAGTTTACGAGTTCTCATTGCCAGTAGAACTTTTGCATCATCAGGATCAATTGACTCTAACATACCAATATAAAGTGATTCTCGTTTTGCTTGAGTTAGATTACGCTGTGCAGGAGTAATTCCTTTCACAAACAAATAAAACTTACGAGACTCTTGAGCAAGACCGTATTCTTGGTCTAGACTTTTTTCCAATGGTTTGTATGAAGGATCACCTTCCGGCAACAACCATTCTACATTTGGATCATATGTATAACCTAGAACTGCTTTGAGTTCTTTACTACTATTCTCATGAAGAATACGAATCTTATCTGCTTTCTTAGTTGCATTGCCAACTTCAGTAAAGATCTCATGAAATGTTTTTTTAATTGCCATTAAAATTCACCTACACTCTCGGTCAATAGTTTTAATTTATTTTTAATAAAGTAGTTAAGTAAACCTTTGCGATCATTAACAACATAGTTGTCGTACTGATCCAGAACTTGTTTACGAATGTTATCCGGTACAAAGTCCAAGTCAACTAACTGCTCATTCCTTCTATAATTACGCAAAGTTTCACCAGAACAAAAATCCTCTGGTTGTAGATCTACCCATTGATCTAATTTCTTAGATGATAATGGTTTTTGTCTTGTCTTAGTGACAATAGTATCATCTGCTGATAAGAAGTTAGGAATACCGTCACCCCTATCACCTTTCATGATGTGCTCACGCAAGAATCGTTGTGCATCGTTGATACGTATCCATTTTTTAGTAATCGGACTAAACTGATCAACGTTAGTATATTTCTGCAACTGAGCAAAATCTTTGTCACCAGATAAGATCAAAATCTTCTCTACGTCATCATTATTTAGGTATACACCGTGCTTTGCAGTTAATACACCAATAATATCATCTGCTTCCGCATGCGCAACACGAATAACTTTATAAGGAAAATAATCTTTGAGTTCGTCACGAATCTTATGCAATGACTTAAAGATAGTACTCCAATCCAAAGCAGACTTTTCACGATCTTCTTTGCGGTGTGCTTTGTAGTATGGGAAAATTTTCTTTCTCCAGTAATCCTGATCATCACAGCAGATGACCAGTTCACCGTACTCTTTGAACTTGGTGCGATACATACGAATACTATTCAGAACCATATGTCTGACTAGATCTTCACTTATCTCACCGTTATACATCTCAATTTGTCTCATCAGGTTTGAGATCATCACCTGATTTAAGTCTAATAAAATCATGATATGTGCTCACATATAATCTATCTACTAATATATAGTCTCATAGATTATATTACAAGTCAAGCAATTTTTCCAATCCAGTTAGTAAACCTTTCCATTCTTCAGCACGTACATCCCAATTGTACATGGAATCTGCATAACCCTTTGCAACATCAAATCGATATGTGTTGTCATCATTAATATGTCTCTGTATGCTATTATCTAAAATATTTGCAAAGACATTTGCATGATGGTTCATATCTTCTGACCATTGATACATTGTAGCATACCCACCTGTCGTTTCTGGTAATGCAGCTAGATTAGGACAGATAATTTCGCACCCCGCACTCATTGCTTCAATTGCGGCAATACATGACGTTTCTTGCCAAATAGATGGGTAAGCAAAAATGTGTGCATTTTGAAGTGCGGTCCGGATAACTTTGTTTGATTTAAATCCATGATACGTCATGTTTGGATGATCTTGGATTTGTTTAAAAAGATCTAAGTATGGTTCATCACGTTCAGGCCATCCATATGCTTCAAAAGACGAATAAACATCCAAATGAATCTGGTCACCATATTTTTTCGCAAGATGATGAAAGACTGGAACTAATAATTGCAATCCCCTATGAGGAGTTGTGTGGTAGATCAATCGAATTTGATTACGTAATTTCTTTTTAAATTTGATCGGTTCTATAGCATTTTTCAGAACCAAAGACTGACTATAAGGAACTCCTAATGTTAAATTATAAGTTTGCAATTGCCAGTTCGAAACAAAAATTAATTTTGCAAATTGATTCCTATAATCCGACTTTTTAAGATTCTGTACTTCCGGATCAGACCATAAGTCATGCAACCAAAAAATGTTTGGTTTTTCTTTATCGAGATGCCTGACTCTAGATTTGATAATAAAGAATTTTTCAAGCAACTCATTATCAATTCTTTTATATAATGCTGAGTTCATTAACTCAGTGCCACCCTGTGCTTTTGTATAAGTCCCGTCTTTAGATGGTCCTTTTGCAGAAGTCACTTCCCTATCATCAATAATTGTTAAACCCATTAAAAACTCTCTGTCAATCCACTGTCACTGTCGTATTTTATTTTGGTGAGAGACCAACTTCCATCACCCCTATCTATCCATTGTAACACATCACCTTCCTTTGCGTCAAGGTGATCGAGAACTTCTTTAGGGAGTGGTAAGATTAAATCATCACCACTCTCTTGAATTTCAACTGTCCACTTATTCTTTTCCACTTAAATATTCCATTACACTTTCTGGTGATGATACACCATATGGATCTGGATCGTCTTCAGTTGCATCTGGTTCTGCGAACATTTTTTCAATCACACCGTCATTTACGATCATTGCGTATCGACGAGATCGTGTTCCAAAACCAACTACAGACATGTCTAGATCCATGCCCATACCTTTAGTAAACTCAGCATTGCCATCAGGAATGAAGTCAATCTTTCCTGCACAGTCATGCTCCAATAACCACTTACGCATAACAAAAGTATCATTAACCGACAAAACGTAAATTGAGTCAACCCCAAGTGCTTTGATAGCATCGTGTTGCTGTACAAAACCCGGCACTTGATAAGTAGAACAAGTGGGAGTATACGCACCCGGTAGTGCAAATACTAAAACACGATTGCCTGAAAATATTTCTTCTGTTGTTACGTCTACCCATTTGAATGGATTCTCCCCTCCTATGGACTCATCACGTACTCTCTTCTTGAAAGTAACATTAGGTACTCGTACCATTATCCTTGTCCTCTGTATACCTTATAACTTCTTTTTTTATTTTTATTCATAGAAGATGTTTTAATATTCTTCCTACCGATTGATGTTGCTTTAAGATTGCGTTCCGGTTTCCACGCAGATGTTCCAACTTTAGTTGCCATTCGATTTCCTCAGTAGTTCAACATAATATTTAAATTTTTTGGGTTGATGCTTAGGATGAGGTATCTCAACAAATCTCTCTAGCATCATAGTATATAGTTCAAAAGAGTCCACTAGTCCCAGAGACTCCTGTAGTATTTTCCAAATAATCTTGTGCCATTTTCTATTCTTTTATTATGATAA